GTGGAAGAGCAAACTTACAAATCAAGAGGTCATGAAAATGGGTTACGGCTACGAATATCCAGCAGCAATCATTATTACCGATACGGCTGCTCATACAGGCAGATTTGGTAAGGTTCATTGTCTGACAGATGCGGAGGCAACTTTTGTTGCTGAGAATATTACTGAAAATGGTTCTGCAACTATAAACGGCATCACAATGAAGGCATCATCTGAAGTCTGTGGAGTCATAACAAGTATTACTCTTGCAAGTGGCCAGGTTATTGCATATTTCTTATGAGTCTTGCCAACGCACTAAAAAAGGCAGCATCAAAAACTCTAAGCAAACTTGGAGGTGATGTGACTATCAGACAGGTAACG